GTAAACAAGAGTAATAAGGGATAGTTAGAACAGCCTCAGTCTCGCAAGATAGATCTAGCTTAACATGGGGTAATTGGACAGTGTTGGCGATAGAGCGGTGCCGCATTTTAATTAAATTGCCGGCTTCACTACCAAGCGGCATATAGGTCATGATAAGCCATCCCTGTGTGAAAGGGTTGGCATTTACAACCAATTTTACTTTAAGGGTTCCTCTAAAGCCAAGAAACCCTTCAACTTTCTTATACATAGGCCAAAGAAAAGTAAAAAGTTTTTCAGGGAAATCAGCAGAATAGATTTCACCATTTTGGGGATCAGAGCCAATAATGACAGTTAGATCGGCAATTTTAACAGGACGTTCAAAAAACGACGGCAGATCAAACTCTCCCTTTAATTTAAAGGCTCCATCTAAATCATTGACAGTCAACTGAGGAACAGAAACAATATTCTCAGCTACTACAGCATCGGCTAAGTCAACGAAAGCAGGGGCTGTAGATGTACCACCGGGGTGGTTATCTTCAGGTCCCTGGGACAAGTAGGCGCCATCCTCAATGCAATAAGCATCTGATGGAATGGGAGTTTTACTAAACTCCAAACTTAATGTGTTTTCGGGCTTCTTGCAGGCTCCCGACCTGGACGTTAATGTGTTAGGACCAAATTTTACCAGCTTTAAAGCTGGCGCACTAGCTAGGTAGGCAAGTGCTTTAGGGGATTTTTCTGTTAAGCTCGCGGAACAAGCGAGATAGAGTTCACTGTCACCAACAGAAAGTAGAGTGGCAGTGCGCCTTTGGTAACGTGGATGGTAATTAAGGAACTTTATAGAAGCTTCCGAAATAAGGGGGTAATATTTATCCCACAATTCTTGGGGCCAAAGAGCAAGCTCAAAGAGACAAATATCAACAACATCTCTAGTAATCTGAAGAACATTAGTAGAAGTAGAAGTGTAGTAGGGCATTTGGAGCAGGGTTTCCGTCTTTAAAGGGCCTACAAACCTAGAAAGAATTGGTTCAAACCGGAAACCACGAGAAAGAAAAGTAATTTGATCAATTGGCATAAATTTCCAATCTAATGAGTCTTTAGAGCCAGGTGTAAGGGTAAAGCCTAATCGGGCAAAACCAGCAACCATCTCTTGAAGGTCAAAAGATATTAACAAGCGATTGGCTAGAACAGAGTCATCACCATGAGCCAAGAGACCAAATTTACGAAAGAAGGCAGGCAAAACAACAATTTTAAGTACATAAACAAAACAAATCATGTAAACAAGAATAAGAACAATGGTATTGTAAACGCCAGTGAGAAAGACACCACTGGAAGTACCATAGTTCAGCTTAAGGACCCAAAATTTAAACCACGCATAAATGAAACAACAAACTGCAGTGGCTCTAAGGCGGGTATCGGAATACTCATCATTTCCATACCAAGCGTTAACAACGTTCTCAGTAATTGGAGCATACCAGGCAAAACTAGGAGAAGAATCCATTTTCTTAATATCACCATCTAAAAAGATAGAGGCAAAGGAGCTATCAGAAGTCAAGTAAGCTACAAACTCATCCCAAACTTCAGAATAAGGATTTACACCAAGAGCACTAGAATTTAGACCACAGTTCCTTAGAAACCAATCACAGAAGCCTCCAAACAATTGCCGAAAGATTACATAAACATGAACATCCCAGGCATGGAATTCACGGAGTTTTCCTGCATCAACTTTCTCATTGAGAAGGAGCTCATCTTTAAACATTATATGAACGACATTATAAGGAACAATGCCTTGATTATGAATTTTGTCCCAGAAAGAATCATATTTCTCCTTAAAGAGCTTAAAATGAGTTCCAGAAAATGGCTTGCCAAGTCGAGGACCAAAAATTTGAGTCTTTGTAAGCTTGCCAAAAGAAGGACCATTATAAGTAGACCAGTCAAGAGAGGAAAAGACCCCATCTATACCATAGACAGCTTCCTCAATAGTTAAAAACCTTCTAATAGGACTATTCTCGAAGCTTTTATTCATAATGTGGGCATAGTAACTAGCAGAAGCGCTATCTACCCAATCTTCGGGAATATGTTGGACAATACGGTGCCTAGAAAGCATAGTGTTGAGCTTAGGATCAAACTCAACGCCATCAATACAACGCTTGCTAGCCACAGTAGGTTTCTTGGTAGGTTCAGACCAGGCAGAATAAAGTGGAGTTTTTACATAGGAAGTCCTATCAGAACGAAGATAGCCTT